AGAACACGACGTCGGTGCCTTCCGGTTTGTGCGTGGTCACAAAGCCGGTCGCCTGATACTCCAGCGGGCGGACGATCATCAGCTTGCCTCGCGTGCGGGCCATCGGAACGAACTTGCGTTCCCCCATGACCTCTTCGGCCGGCCGCACCGTGGTGAACGGGTTGGGACTGGTCATCTGCGTGTTCCCCTCGAAAGATTCAAAAGTTTCATGGATTCCTAGGAAGCCCGATATCCCGGGCATCCCCGACCGGAAACCGTCGACGCCTCCCGCCGAAACCACGGGCACCAGCCGCATAGCCGACTAGGCGTGCGTGGGATCTGGGCGTACGCCTCCGGGTGGTTTTCGATGTCCAAGTCAATGAGCTGACTACCTATACGATAGATGCGTTCCAGGGCCTGCTCGGCAATCCGCCGATCGAACTCAGTTGTCCAGATGAACATATCTTTGAGCCAACCCTGCCGGCCCAAAGCGACTATGCCTACCCGGTCAACTGTGCGCCCGGCATTCAGATGCCCCAATCCATATAGGTGAACTTGGACTTGGTACTGCCATGGCACGCCATCATCGCGCATCTTGCGCAGATTGTCCGGCGACGGGAACTTCCAGTCCAACACCAAACCTTTGCGGTACAAGTCGGTGTGGCCCTTCACCAAAGGCGAGGGCAGCACCTCCATCTCCGTGACCCATTCCGCGATGCCGTGCACGGCCTGGAAATCTGCGAACGCCCGCTCCATCCACGAGTGGATCGACGTGCCCACCACGGCCGGCCACGGGTCGTTGCCGAACCCCGTAACCGGTGCTCCGGCCATCTTGTAGGCCAGACGCAGGTCGCAGTCGTGCCCGACTTCGCTGCAGCCCAAAGCGACCTGCTGGGAACGTTTCGCATGGTGGGCCGCCCACCTGATGATCTCGATCAGATCCTCGCGCAGCTCCATGTCGAACGGGGTCATCTTCGTGCCGGGGATCTGGGTGAACTGGGGGATGCAGGCGGGATGCCACGGGAACCCCTCAACAGATTCGATGAGGGGCTTGTTGCACCCGACGCAGATGGTTTGCTTCACGCGATCTTGGCCGCCAGGTTAGCGCCCAACCGTTCGATCAACGCCGAAATGTCTTCGTCGGTCATCGCCGGCATCGCGGCGATCGCGGCCTCCACCTTCTCTAGGTTGAGGTCTAGTGGCGCCCAGTTGTTCACGAAGGCGGTTTCCACCTCCACGGTGTAGGTCTTCTCCCAATTGGTGCCCCACCGTCCTCGGCTGCCCCAGTAGCCCTTGAATGAACGGACCGAAGAGGTCTTGGTGAACACTTCACGCTTGTAGATGCCGCCGTCGGAACGGCGGCGCACAGTAACCCGGTACAGCTTCACAGTTGCTCCTTCACAAGATCGCTTAGGATCGTTGGGCAAACCGTATCGCGGGCCTACGACAAAACCTGCTATGGTGGTGAAGCGGTGTAGAGGAAGTTGGTACCTCGTCGGGCTCATAACCCGAAGGCTGCCGGTTCAAATCCGGTCACCGCCACGAAACGCCTGGATTCCCACCCCAGGAAGACCCCCGGTCCCCCAGTAGCCGGGGGTTTTCCGCGTCTACACTCACGCTTATGACCCTGATCGACTCTCTCGGGCCTACGCGTACCTCCCACAAATGGTCGGAGATGCCCGGCAACTTCGACGTGCTCAACACCCGCGCCCTGTACAAGTCCTCGAACCAGTGGGGCATCCCCGACCTGCCGCGCGCCGAGTTCATACCGCAGCACCTGGTGGCCTACAACGACCGTTGGACCACCTCGAACCCGCCGCCTGAGGCCTGCGTGCATTTCTTCCTGGACGACTACCGCTTCGAAACGTTGTGGACTAAGCCGACCAGGCCGATCACGCGGCTGCAGCGGGTGGGTTTCTCGTTGACGCCGGACTTCTCCATGTGGTCGCAGATGCCAAAGATCATGCAGTTGTGGCAGGTGTACCGCGCTCGCTGGTGCGGTGCGTGGATGGCACACCACGGCATCGGTGTGATCCCCACTGTCGGCTGGTCGACCAGCGACTCGTTCGACTTCTGTTTCGAAGGCATCCCGAAATGGTCCGTGGTAGCCGTGTCCGCCGTGGGCGTGCTCAGAGACAAAGAAGCCGCAGGCATGTTCGCCTGCGGCCTGAATGAGTTGGTGGACCAGCTGGAACCGACAAAGGTACTCGTCTATGGCAAGCTACCTGACATAGTTAACCCAGAACACTACGATGAAGACCTGTTTAGGTTCTACCCCACCCGGTGGAGGTGAGACAGTGGGCGGCCGGGGTGGAGGGTCACCGGGCGGCGCCGGTAACTGGCGCGCTGACGTGGAAGACAACAGGGTCAAGCTCGATCGATCATCAGGCGCTCAATCATTCATCGGCGACGAAGACACGTGGCCGCGTCCGCATTTGCTTGCCAACGCCGCCGAACAGACGCGGCTGGAGAACCTGCTGCGCGAGGTGTATCGAACCTTGAGCGTGGGGAAAACAGAGGGGTGGGTCAGGCTGCCCGCTATACGCGACGCCCTGGCCAAACGCGGCCTGAACAGGGCACGCCAAGATTCCGCCCTGTTGGGTATAGCAACAAAACGAGACGCCCAAGTCATCAACATCGCCAACCTGAAGTCGCTGTCAAACGATGACAGGCGCGCGGCCATACTCCTCGGCGGGGAATTTAACCATGCCATCCGGATCGGGTTCTGATGGGTGGTCGTGGCGGAAGTAGCGCGGTCAGCCGGGAACGGATGTTGTCGGACTTCAATGCGCTGATGCGTGAACAAGGTCGACTCGGGCCGGAGCAGCAAATCCAGCAGGCGTTGAAATCTTTGCCACAAGGACCTGGCGGTTGGGTCGGTTTAGCCGATTTGCGGGAACGACTAAACAGTTCTGATCTCACCCGTAGCCAGATAGACGCGGCGATCATGGGCCTGGTGGATAATCGTATTGCAACTGTAGCGCCCGTGGCCAACAGAAAGTCGTTGACGCACAGAGACTATGCAGCCGCCATGCGGTTCGGCGAAGATCTTGTCCACATGATTAGAATCAGAGGGACGACCTGATGGGCGGCCGGGGTGGCGGGGGCCGCACCGAGATCTCTTCCCCCGGCGCGGTACGCGACGACACCCGCATCGTGGATCTGGTGCGCCAGCTGATGCCGATCTCGCAGGACTGGGTGTCGCTGGCCAGGCTGCGTGACAACTTGGAGGGCATGTCTCGGGAGCGGCAGGACGCGGCGATAGGAAGGCTCCTGCGGGAAGGCCTGATAAGCCTGATACCCGAACAGGAGCCTCGCATGATCCGCGCGCGCGAGAGGCGTGCCGCCTACCGCCATCACGGGGTGAATTTTCATCTCATCCGCGTACGAAGAAGCTCTTGACCCATTCCCAAAGCGCCAGCCATGCCCACCATGCCTTCTCGTACCAGTGCGGTCTGAAGTCTGGCATGAGTTGCTGGATGCTGGAAGACTTTGCTGCCACGCAGCAGCCGTCGCATTCGTGGATCCCGCACATGGACGCCCAATGAGCTCCGCAGGCGCGATGCTTATAGGCCAAGTCGTCGGGGTCTGGGTGCCAGATGGCGTCGTGTCCACAGAAACGGACCATGAGGTTGCGGGCCGAATCCCACTTCATGACTCGGTCGCGCAGTGGATGATTTGAGGGATTATGCAGGGAGCAGTGTTGGCCGGCGCATTCTCTTGGGCCGTGGGTTTTGAGCAGGGTGCCGTTTTCCATGCTGAACAGGTCGTAGCTCATGCCGGCACTATCCCTCGTCGTCTAAGTTCGGCGGATTTGTTTCGTATGGCGCGTACATCACTGGTGGTGCTGGGCATGACGGTTACAAGTCGTCTTCCGTCATAGACTTTCCAGTGGCCTTTGCCGCCCATGACGAAGGTGTATCCGGCTTTTTCTAGTTTTCGGCGTAGGTCGTTCCATTCCGATCGTCGCATGACTTCCTCCCGATGTCTCGAAACGACCTTACTATACCTTAGCCGAAAAGGGAAGAGCCCCAACATGATCGGGCCGTCGGGCTCAAAACGATCATGTTGGGGCTTGAAAAGGCGCAGCTGCAGCTCCCCGGAAAGTCCCCAGCTCAGGACAAGCTGCCGAAAGCCTGAACTGGAGCGAAACGGATCATGGCTGTGCTTTGGGCGGAGTTCTCATGGAAAACATGTTCCCTTAACGCCGAACCCCTGGCCGGATTCGAACCGGCGTGCACGGCTTTGCAGGCCGCTACCTGGCCTCTCGGTCACAGGAGCACAAGCGGGTGCCGGGAAGGCCAACGGGGAGGAAGTCACCTCCCGACACCCACGCCATCATAACCGGATACTCACCTTCCCCATCGACAAAAGCTCGGCGTCCGCGTCGAACAAATACACGTTGGGATCCACCCAATGCCCGTCCGATGAGGCGACGATCGCGTACTCGTCGATTTGCCGCTGCAGTTCTTGGCGGGCCGACGATTCGGTGTAGAACAAACTATCCACATACATGAAGAATTCGCCGTCGATCAGGCGCATCTGTCGGTACACCGCCCAGGTCTCATCGCGCAAGACCTCGTCGTCAAGTTCAAGCTGCAGTGGCGGGTCGAACTCGATACGGATCGTGCCGCAATGCTCGCACCGGCTTTCCGTTCTTTTATGTTGCGTCGGCTCGGTCATGGTCTTCATCCTCCTCCCAGAACCATCGCCGGAACCAATCCCACCGGCCGCATGCCCACGACAGCGGGCAGGACAGGAAAGCTGAGCGGTTCCAGATGGGCACCCACCACATGCGGTGCAACACAAAGCATGGGGCCATCAGAATAAATTCCACCAGCCGGCGTGCGCACCTAGTCCCAGTGCCAATGAGCCCAGAGCCACCTTTGGGTGGGGAGATTTTCTGTTGAGTCAATATCATCCACCTCGGCAGCGGTCAGCCATTTGTGCCGCAACCGCCGAAGATCTGCACGGGCGCGGCCGTCCTTGGAATCCAGGCGCCGACTCTTCCCGGTCGGGCGGCGGCCATAGATCTTGTCGTTGTCCTGGTAACGCGGCCACACGTGGCAGTAATCGAACAGATTGTTGAGGCTGCCAGTGCGTCCTTGGCGCGGGCGTGGCATCCAGATACCCACGTTGCATTCGCGGCTGTAGCAGTAGTGGTCAATGTGGACCTTGACATCTTTGAGCTTGTCGGTCAGCTGCACCCAGTATGGGCGCGTCTTGTCTGTCTTGGACATGAGTTCTCCCGTTCAGAGGCGTTCGCCTCTACAAATCGCTCATGTCGCACCTCCTTATAGATCCAATGTGCACAGTCCGCAACGACGCATCTCCTGCGCAGCCTGACTTTATACGCGCGTAGGGTGTGCGGGACTCGAACCCGCGATGACCTGTTCGAGAGACAGGCGACTTGGCCGCTAGTCGAACACCCCATAGGCGAAGGGAGAAGGGATCGAACCTCCGTGCGGCTCGTCACCGCAGCCACCGGCTAGCAACCGGCCCCATTCCCGCTCTGGCATCCCTTTCCTGTTTTGCCGATCTATCCTCTTGGCCTCACGGCATAGCTCGCATCTGCACTTGTACGTGTAATAGGCATGAGTGGTTCCATGGGTTAGCGGGCGCTTTCTTGTGGCACCACCCGGGTTCTCTCCGTTGATTCGTGTCTTCTCAATGTGGCATGGGTGACAAAGAAGCTGACACTTATTCACCTCGGCCACCAAGAGATTCCACGCCTTGTCCAGGTGGCGCGTTATTCTAAACATCTTGGTGGAGGGGTCAATGTGATCGAATTGGAGTTTTTCGGACCCTCCGCATCCGGCGCATCGATTCCCCAGCAGCTCAAGAAGTTTTCTCTTTCGTAGTTGACGCCATTCTCTCCTGTAGGTGACGTAGTCGAACACGTCGCTACATTACCAGCTGGCATCCCTCCGTGCTACCGCTGCGGATCCAGATCGTCCGCGAACTTAGTCAACCAGGACACCGTTTCTTCCTGGGTTTTGAACACACCGTCGTTCCACGCCGGGGCATTGCGCCAGCCGTAGCTACCGACTGGTGCGTCATCGGGGTAGTGCTCTTCCATCCACTGACCGAACCGTGTGGTGAACACGCACCCCAACGCCAGCCGTTGCGTCTTATGGATCGGGGAAACCGCGCGGTCGAAGGCGCCCATGAGGCACACCTGCCCCTGCTCATTCTCCAGCATGCCCTGCACCCAGCCGCGTTCTTCGATGATCGTGGCGGCTTTGCGGGCATGCCGCCCGATGATGTTGGCCTGTGTCGGCCTGAACTTGCCCATCGAACCTCCTCTTTTATACTGCCGGCGAGGGGCCTGCCATTAACAATGGCGATGCGAACCTCAGAGCCCGTGATCGTATAGAACGCAACCACAGCCACCCTCGCCGGAGCTCTATGTGGTGGGGGGAAACAAGTCCAGGGCGCCTCCACCAAACCCCGGCAGCGCTACCGGGGGCGAGTCTATTTGGTCACGAGATGATCAGGTTGCCGTCGGCGCCGACGATCAGCCGGCATTCCTTCGCCACCTTGCAAGCCTCGATCAACGCGTTCATCTGTGTGATCTGCTTCTGCAGCTCCACCCAACCCGGCGAGCGGTACAACGCGTCCAGCTTAGCCGCCGCGTCTGCCTTGCCCTGTGCTTCGGCCACCAAAGCTCGTGCCTCAGCCTCGGCTGCGGCGACCTTCGCGGCGCCCAGTTCGATTGCCTTCTGCTTCTCGTTACGGGCCTGTTGAATGCCGGGATCGGTGAACTCGACGTTGATGATCGAAAGTTCCAGCGGCGGGCATTCAGAGTGCAACCGGTTGAAGCTCGGCCCGCAGAAGAACGGGCCTCCGGTGATGCGGTTGAACTCCGTCGCCAACGCCTTACCCACGTCGATTTGGGCCTGGGTGCGGATGCCGTTCTTGTTCGCCACCAAGTCATCGGCGGAATACTGACGCACCACGTCCGCGATAATCTTCTGCTGCGTCGGCACGAACTCGGCCAGCAGCATCTTCTTCCAGCCGTCTTCGGTGTTGGCGTTGTACCGATGCCCCACCGTCTCCCAGAACTGGCGGACGACGCCGCCTGCAGCGTCGCAGAACGTGTTCAGCTTGAAGTTTGTCTTGGTCCAGACGTTCACCTGGACACCGGATGGTTGACCATCCTCCGGCTTAGCCGAGACGGTGATGGTGTCCTTGGAGTCAGCACCGTCCTGATTGGCGATAACCCAGGTGCGCAGGTTGGTGGGCAGGAACACAACCTCGTTGTTCCACTCGAACTTGCCGGCGTCGGATGGTTCGATGCAGAAACCGAACCGGTCACCGTCTGAGGGGCCTTGCCAGTAGTACAAGCCGACCTGGTCATTAGGTGCGACGGTGGTGCATGCGGCGGTGCCCAGGAGGATCGCTGCGACAAGCGCGAAAAGTGTGGGTTTGTTGGGTTTCACTGAAGTTCTTTCTCCTGCTCCCTGTTGAGTTTGCGTTGCTTGCGGTCATACCGGGTGAAGATCCAGAAGCGGACGCCATTGACGATCAGCAGGATCACCAGATAGCCGATCACCACACCCAGAAGCGCTGCCAAAACGAGAACGCCTTTCATTTCCCCTCCCTTTGCTGTCGGGCGCCGTGGTGTCGCTCTTGCGGGTTGCGGTGTTCACGGCAGTACCCCTCGACGGTGGCGCGCGGCTGCGCGCATGAATGTTCTTTGCAGCTGGCCTGTCTACGTGTGGCCTTTTTGCGTTTCTTCACTTAGTCGATGAATTTTGTTTTTGGCATTCATCAAGCCGCCAGAGAATATTGCGGGTGTCTGATGGGATTCGAACCCACGAGTACTGGCACCACAAGCCAGCGCATAATGCCTTCCTGCTTCAGACACAGTGGACCTGGCGGGACTCGAACCCGCATCACGCGTTCGCCTACCTTTAGCTACAGGCCCACGTCTACTTTCCTCGGGCGCTGAACGCACCGAGAGCGGCGGCCACCAAGATGCAGATCAAGAAGATCCCACACGGGCCGAGAGCTTTCACGAAATCACGCATCGCCTGTCCTCCCTTGTCGGCGTCGCGAAGGGTAAAGGAATCGAACCCTCACCGCTCATCACGATGGCACGGTTTTCAAGACCGCTTCCCCACCTTGGGGGCTACCCTCCTAAGCGATTCAACGCAGCACGGTTACGCTCGCTGGCCTCGCGCATCATCTGCTTCGCCTTGTGCACGGGCGGCTCGGCATAGAACCAGCAGTAGTTGTACTGCCAGCATTTGCGAGGCCCCCGGCACGGCGGGTGGATGCACAGCCGTGCCGGTTCAATCGTCTTGATGCTTTTCACAACGGTAGTCGTTCGTCTCGAATCGCAGGCACCATTTGTGCCAGCACAAGCGCCAATTGGGGAACCTGGTGTTGAACGCTACCTTCACATTCCATGTTCGGCGCAGCTCCTCCGGGTAGCAGCCGTAACGCTGCTTGAAACCCATATATTGGTGCATGAGGGCTTTACGTAGGTTGTCGTCCACGCTCCAGATCGAAGATTCGAACTCCAATTTCCGGGTTCAGAGCCCGGCGTCTTACCATTAGACGAATCTGGACTGCGCCATCTGCTACCCCAGCAGAGCCGCGTCGGTCACGGTGTAGGAACCCCGCGAGATCCAGACGTACCCGGTGGTTTTGTTGCGTTTGATCTGGAACATCGTCGACTTGTTCACGTCAGTTCCGAATCCGCTGACCGACCCCGCGAACGCCATGATCGGGTTGTTCCACTGGTCGCACAGCTGAGCCACAGCCTGCGTGCCAGTGAAGTTGTTCTTCACGGCCCGCCAGGCGAAGTTGACGAGCGGGACACCACGATCGTTGTTCTGGATGCGCATGTTCGCGAACTGCTGGGAGTTGGCGAATAGCGAGTCTTTGGCGCTGTCGGAGACGTAGACCGTAGTGAAGCCAACGGTCCTGATGATGTTGTCGCCGCATGAGATTGCGATGACGGAAGAGTCTTCGATCTTCTCGCCCTTCTTGTTGTACCGATCGAACATGGTGTCGCGCTGGAAGTCCAGGCTGCGGCAGTGTACTTCGTATACCAGTTGACCGTCTGTGCCGAAGTTGTAGATCGTGCCCGGCGACGCGCCCAGTGCCCTCATCGCGTCGGCGATGGCGTTGTCAAACGCGGAACAGCCCGGCAGCGCTACCGCGATGACCAGTGCGAGGCAGATGAGTCGTGCGAAACGTTTGTACATCTTAGTCCTCCCCGGACGATTTAAACTATGTGGGTTATGCGCCTCGGGGCAGAGATTCGAACTCCAATTACCGGAACCAAAATCCGGTGGCCTGCCGTTAGCCGAACCCGAGTTGGTGGGGGACTGGGACTCGAACCCAGCTCTCAACAACCTTTTTATCGCATATGGCGCTAGCGGCCGGCAGCGGCGGCGAGGCGGATCCCAACCTACGCCCAGTTGTTGCGCATCAAGCGCAGACCAGGTCGGCGCCCCCGACGCTTTCCCCCAGCTGGTCACCCCAGATTCGAACTGGGATCCCCCGGATTAACAGTCCAGTGCTTTGCCGTTAAGCTAGCGACCATCAGCGCCACCGGCAGGATTCGAACCCGCATCTTCCCGCTTTGGAGGCGGGCGCTCTACCAATTGAGCTACGTTGACAGCCCCCCGTTTACAAATCGAACTCGCCATTCAATACCCCGGCGACGAAAAGTTTCCATTCAGCCGGGGTGAATGTCAATACGAGCTCAGGCAAGTCGGACTGCCGCATCATCACGTTACCTTCGGGCAGCGAGGCGACCTCCGCGCAACCGTTAGAGTCGCAGAAGCTGGACTTGCGCCACACCAGATCCTTCATCGTCCCTACCTTAGAATCAGAAGTTTCGTGCCTGGCACCAGCTTACGGTTCACCGACGTTGATTGCACGAACACTTCGAACTCCGGGTTGTGCTCAGGCCTGACCCGGATCTCCGTATCAGGCAGGCCCAGAACAGCCCGCGCGTTGGCGCCCGAGAACACCAGACCTGTCCTCTTGTTGCGCACCAGGATGTCTTTGCGCGCCTGGATCAGTTCGGTCTTGGTGAGCTGGTAGTAGGCGCTACCCATCTGATATGTGAGGCCGCGTGCTTCCACCCATTCCCGGATCGGCCACGACTGGTCGACGTCCAGGAGGAAGAATTGGCCCGCCTGCAGTGGCTTCAAGTCGGCCTTCACCAGCGCCGCCGTGTTCAGCGTGTCGGTGCCCATGGAGAACAGGTTGCGGGTGCCACGGAACGTGCCAGTGGACCGCGCGGTCATGTAGTTGTCCACGGCCCTGCGGATCGTTTCACCCGCCTCGGTCACGCCCTGGACGGTGTTGGCGTCCCAGATCGCGATGTTGTCAGCGGGGAACCCGAAGTTCTTCGCCTCGAACTTGCCCCGCTGATCCGGCACAAGCACCGCCACGGTCCAGTTGGACGCCTGCCCGCCTAGTAGCCGCGTCAACGCCGCAGGGGTCTGCTTGGACTCGTTCTCCTCCCCGTCGGTGACGACGAAGGTCAGGAATGCGTGGTCGCCGTAGATGGTGGACGTCGTGGCAAGATCCTGCTGGGACTTGATCGTCGCGTCGATTAAAGCGGTGCGACCGGTGGTGCCGTACAGGCCGGCGATCGATGGTAGACGCAGCACGTCCTTGTCGAAGATCAGGCACCGCACGGTGTTGTTGAAGGTGTACACCGACACGCGTGTTTCCTGGTCGCGTTCTTTGGAGCGTTTCGCGAGGTAAGAGATCTGCCCGTCAACGACTTTGACCACGTCACGAGCCAGATGCGCCATCGACGACGAAGCGTCCACGACCACAGCAATATGGTTGATGAAGTTCTGTTTCACTACCTGCAACACATAATGACCATAGGCACGGGGTGTGACATTCTCACGGCAGCGAATCCACCAGCGCTCTGAGCTGCTGATACGCGACCGGCCTGTAGTCCCACACGTCGACGCCGACGTTGACCTGCCGCCCGTTGACCTTCCACGCCTCGTGTACGTGTCCGTGGATCAGCGCGTTGAAGCCGGCCTGCAGTTTCGGTCGGTGCGCTGTGTAACGGTCGAAGTCGTGGCTGTCGCCGGCCTCGGGGAAGTGACACAGCAGCCAGTCGCCGTAGACGTGCTGACCTTCCAACACGGTGAACCCGACACGTTCGTACAACGCGACACTTTGTGGCCCGGCTTTACGGTGACCCCGCCAGCATTTGTCGTGGTTGCCAGGCACCAGGAACTTCGTGCCGTTGAGCAGTTGCACCAGCGGCAGGGTGTCGGCCAGCCGGCCCATCGCCACATCACCCAGGACGTAGACAACATCTTCGTCGCCCACGGCGCTGTTCCAGTTGTCGACCAACGCCGCGTTCATCTCTTGCACGTCGGCGTATGGCCGGTTGCAGTGGTCGATGATGTTGGCGTGGCCGAAGTGCAGGTCCGACGTGAACCAAACGTTCATGTACCCCGGGAGGGACTCGAACCCCCAACCTTCTGATCCTAAATCAGACGCCGCTGCCAATTAGGCTACCGGGGCCTGACCTCACCCTCCGGGGTACATGCGCACACGTGTGTCTCACTGGCTCTCAGGTGGTGCGCCTGGAGCTGACATGGACCGGAAGGTGAAGCCACTGTCCTCGCGGATACAGCATCTGCCGTCGCATCCCCGCGTCCGGGGCCAACATTGCAGACCGAGCGTGATACCAGAGTCGAACTGGTGGCTCCTACTTGGAAGGAAGGTGTGTTACCGCTACACCAATCACGCGATTTGCAGGCCGTAGTTATGCGCTGGCCCCAACGGGTTCAGCGGATTCAGCGAGCACCGCAACCCATGCCGCCGTCAACGCCCGCGTCCGCGCGGCTTGAGGGTCATCTTCGTCGCTGCTGTCATCGTCGTCGAGTTCCGGCTCAGCGAACCCGGCCGCCTCGGCGAACTTTTCGCAGATGCCCAACCTTTCCTTGCCCCGATGATAGTCGCCGAAGATCTGACCGAGGACGCAATCGGTGCTGTCGTTCAGGTCGATACGTCCCGGCGCGAGCAAGTTGCGCCAGTCGCTGGGGCCGTTGGCCTCAAGGAACTTGATACCTTCGCGCACACGCGGTTTGAACGGTTCGATGTCCGGGGTGGGGCAGTGTTTGCACATGGGTTTCTCCTCTTGTGTGGGTTTGCGAGCATCACGCCAGAATCGAACTGGCTCCGCAACCTTGGCAAGGTGGCATGCGGCCTTTACAACAGTGATGCGCGGTGACGGGGGCGGGACACTTTCAACCAGCCGGATGGCGAGTCAGATGGTTGTTGTGACAAAGGAGGAACTTCCTGGTGAGGAAGGACTATCCCGCCCCCAGCGAACCGTACGGGTCTCGAACCCGTGGCCTTCGGATCGACAGTCCGATGCTCTGACCCCTGAGCTAACGGTCCACGAACCACCTTATATTCCCAGCGCTCGCGCGGCAATCGCCAACGCGATGAACACCAGGAAGAAGATGATCCAAAATCGGGTGTACCGCTTACGTGTCACACCAACACCGGAGCCATGATCTGCTTCCACGTCTGTGTCAGCAGCTCGTAGCGACGCTCCCATTCCCGGTCTGCCCCTTCGAGTCCTTCGAACTCGTGCGCAGGCGGTGTGATCCAACACGTATGGAAGCGGCAAAACCCTAACGACGACGGCAAGGTTGTGTGCACGTCGATCCCCTCGATCCCCAGCTTCATCAGGCCCAACCCGTAGGAGCCGTACAGTTGGCCGAGAACGCACAACTGTTCATTGCGCATGTCCAGCATGTCCCAGTTGACCGCTCGACGCCAGCTGTGGTCGTTGCATGCGTCCAGGTAGGCGATACCCTCGCGAACTTGTTCCTCTGCGTACAACACGTTCTCCCCTTTGCTCGATTCTGTGCGTGACGCGTACGGGGATCGAACCCGTGACCTGAAGTTTGAAGGACTTCTATGCTTACCAGCTACACCAACGCGCCAATGTCGCCACGTGAGGATTTGAACCTCAAACCTTCCGCTTATCAGACGGATGCTCAAACCAAGGCGAGCTCCGTGGCGTCCCCCTTTTACTGCTTACTCATCAACGCCTTCACCTGCGCCGAAGTTTCGCGCTGACGGCGAAGCGTCGACTCGTAATCCTTGAACCGGGCCTTCACCACAAGCGAACGCGCCCATGAACGCAGCACCACACCCTCCGGCGCACCGCTGCCACCCGGCGACAGTTTCGCCTGCGACTGCGGCAAGATGGTCTTCATCCACCCCAGCGTCCCCGCAAGCGTTGTCGGCAGCCGGTCACCAAGCTCGACACACACACGCGGTGTCAGCTCTAGTCCCGTTTGCTGCGCGAAGCGCACAAGGCCAGGTTCGGCGTAGAACTGCTGGCCGCGATGCTCACGCCACAACGCGATCTGATCGCGTTCCCAGCCCATGATCTCAAGCCAGTTCTCGACCGTCATCACATCAAAGACGCGGAACCCGCCGACTTCTTTGCGGCTGGTGTAGTTACCCCACGGCCCGTTGCCGATGCCATACACCTCCCCGAACACCACCTTGATGTTGTCGCGCTGCGGACCGGACAGCCGGTCGGCGATGTATTTCAAAGTGGCGACGATGCCATGCGCCGGGTTTTCGATCAGGTCGCCCTGGCCGTACAGCAGCGTGTCGCGGGAACCGAGGATGTAATTGCCTTCCGGCATGATGATGATGCGGGCGTTGACCCCGTCGATTTTTTCCGTCACCACGACGGTACCGGTGAATGTGGTGACGTCGTCCTCCAGCAGCATCCCGTTCTGGCCCATGCCGTGGTATGTCTCGATCGACGGATATTTCGTCATCGAATCCAACTTGGACAGACCTTCGTTACTCCACCGTTGTGTCAAGTGTTTTCCTCCCTCGGTTGTCGCCACGGCAGGATTTGAACCTGCGCATCACCCGCTTATAAGACGAGCGCTATTAACCAGACTTAGCTACGTGGCGCGGCTTACCATGCGTGACACAGCGCTTATCCGATTCGATGATGTGCCACGAAACCCCGCCGGCCTCACCCTCGTACACGGAAGCCCAGTCACAAGTGCAGTTGTGCTTGGCGCTGTTATGATCGCGGGCTTCGCTGCGGGCCTGCGGCTGCGCCGCGAAGTTGCCTTTACGGTTGCAGGCCAGACACCGCCAAAAGTAAGGCCCCGGGCCGTACCACGAAAACGGCGGGTGCCCGTACAGTTCAACAGTTGCTGCCATGTGGTCCCAGGTAGGATCGAACTACCGGCCTCCACCTTGTCATGGTGGCGCTCTTCCACTGAGCTACGAGACCTGGATCGTGCCCTGACAACCTGATCCCTCGTATCAGGGCACGGGAACATAGTGTGGAATCGTGACTATGCGAACCCCTCCGCGTAACTACCTTGTCACTCATAGCTGCCTTGGGTTCCAATCTCCGGCAGCCGGAAACACCTGGGATGCGGGCCAGGTGCAGTACCCCCTGACAGAATCGAACTGCCATCTACTGTGCGTGAAACAGCCGCTCTTCCACTGAGCTAAGAGGGCATGGAAACGGGCAGGCTACTGCTTCATGTGGGTCATGCGGCCCTGTCCGAACGTCTCGATCGGCACCACAACACCTGCCCGCAGTGGCTCCCAAGGGAATCGAACCCCTCACCTCACCCTTTTCAGGGGTGCGCTCTACCGGCTGAGCTAGAAAGCCTTGCCCCGGCTGATTTCGAAACCTGCGCGTTGCCTCGCGAGCCCGCACAAGCCCCGGCGACGAACAACGTCCGCCCACCCCACAGCCGGAAGAGGTGGATGCTGAGCCCCCGGACGGATTCGAACCGCCGACCCGCTGCTTACAAGGCAGCAGCTCTGACCAGACTGAGCTACAGAGGCTAGTTGGCGGTGTGCAGCTTTAAGTCCCCACGCCGCCCATGGACTTTGCCAGTTTGCCCAACATGTCACGGCGATCAGGGCGTTGTGCACAACCGCTAGCAGTTGTTCGTCCACACACACCGTCTGTTGGATTTGAGGTTTCTGGCGCCTGTACCCCCGGAAGGATTTGAACCTTCGACCTACCGATTAAGAGTCGGCGGCTCTGGCCTCTGAGCTACGGAGGTAGGCTTTTTACGCTTGTAACCGTTGGCTTTCACGTAGGCTTCCCATTCTCTCTTGTAGTCGCGGCGCCGCTGCAAACACAACTCACATTTGCAATCTTTGACACCGCGTGTCCCCTCCCCGTGCTGCGTCTTGCTTCGAAGCTCCATAGGCTGGCCGGCAGCGATCTTCGCCTGACGCGCCAAATGCCATTGCGCCTTATACTCCCTGCGTTTGGCTAGGCAAAGTTCGCAGCTGCATCCTCGGATGCCTGCCGACCCGCCACCATGGACGGTGATCTTCTGCGCGCCGTGGGCGCGCGTCGGTACCGGCCAGCCCTGGTCGCGGCATTTCTTGACAAAGTTGGAGATGTAGCTGCGGTTCAGGCCAAGCTCATTAGCGATTTCGATCTGCGTCATGCCTTTGCTGAACCGCTCGCAGTATTGCCTGTAGCGCACCGCGAGCGGTACACCCTTCTTCGGTTTAATGACACCGTCGGCGATGAGCAGCGCGCGGCATGACGGGCAGTACGGCCAACTCTTGTGTTTCTTACGTGTCTTGCATCGGATGCATGTTTGATCGGGTGCGTGTTGGTAACGTGCTTTCGGCGGCATGATGGTGTCCCTGACCAGAGTCGAACTGGCAACCTTCGGCTTCGGAGACCGACGCTCCTCCATTGAGCTTCAGAGACCGGAGCGCGGAGCGGAGATGAACCTGACACATATCTAGGGCTTTGCTGCTTTTGACGCTAGTCGGCTACTTGACGTGCACGCTTCTGCCGCGTTCCCGCCTTTTATTGGTCTTCACCCCTGTGCACGGGGATAGGCACCCGTCGATGCTGCGACCGCCTGTCCGTTCTCACGTTCATCTCACGCGTACCCCCGGCAGGATTCGAACCCGCGTCTACGCGTTAAAAGCGCGCAGCTAAACCATCTCAGCTACGGAGGCATTATAGGGACCAGCGATATCCGGAATCGCTGGCCCCGCAACCGATTCGATGTTTTAGTAGGGTGTCGTCATCGTCTCTCGGTCAGCTCTTTCGACACCGTGGGTGTGGCAGGGATCGAACCTGCCATGCGCGAGCACCTGATTTACAGTCAGGCTTCACCACCAGGTGAATCACACCCATATGCGTCCCCCCACCAGGAATCGAACCTGGACATCCCCCTTAGGAGAAGGGCGCTCTGTCCGTTGAGCTATAAGGGGTTGGTCCCCCGGCCGCGATTCGAACGCGGACACATCCAGTTAGAAGCTGGGTGCTCTGTCCGTTGAGCTACCGGGGGTTGAGGGGCACGCCAGGGGTCGAACCTGGATCTTCGGTTCCGCCGAATGCTCTGCCTTTTGAGCTACGTACGTCCCATGGGGCGACGGTACGGTCACCGGCCTGCACGTGAGCATGGACCGTACCGCCGCTGCGGGGTGATCGGCATGACACACCCAGCGTCCCCCTGACAGGAGTCGAACCTGCACCCTACCGCTCCGTAGGCGGTCGCTCTTCCATTGAGCTTCAGAGGGAAGTGGAAACACAGGCTACCGCTGTTCGGCGGCCGACGCGGACTTTATCTCCCGAGCGACTTGCCGCCGTCGCTATTCGGGTCTAGTGGCCTGTGTTTCCCACGCCAGGCATGCCTTGGCGCTTGTGGAGAGGAGGGGACTCGAACCCCTAACCTGCGGTTTGCAGGACCGCTGCTCTTCCAGTTGAGCTACAACCCCAAGACCCTGATTGTTGACAGCTCCATCCGACAATCAGGAAACGGTGCGCGTAGGCCAGTGCGGGCGGGTGGAACTGCTGTGGACCAGCCGGGATTCGAACCCGGAACCTTCGCCCTGCCAGGGCGATGCCCGACCTGTCGAGCTGCAAGCCCAAAGCCACACGTTCCCCAGGACGGACGTGGCCTCCGTAGTGTCCATGCGCCTGGGCTGACCGTCCCCCCTTAAGGACGAGTCTGGATGGAGAGATTCGAACTCCCGATCGCCTGCTCCCAAAGCAGGTGCCCTACCAAGCTGGGCCACATCCAGATTTGGCGCCGGGAGCCTCCTACCCAAGAGGCCCCCGGCTATATGTGTTTTCAACTGCAGGACTCGAACCTGCACATTTGGTTTTCGACGACCAATGCCCTACCGATTGGGCTAAGTTGGTTCCTTCATGCTCGGCGTCCTACCGCCACTGGGTTACAGGTCACGTCTCCATGCGCTGCTGCTCTACCGTTGAGCTACCGCCCCATGGATTGGAGGGGCGGGAGGGAGTCGAACCCCCAACCACAAGTGCCAAGCCTGCAACAACTTCGATGTAGGTTCCGGCAAGGCTGAATTCAGCTTGGAGCAAGAGTTTGAGTGTCCCCGTTATGACCTGATCGGTCCAGTAGGACGTGAAGCTCATTCTTGACCATGAGATTCAGCTTGTGCTCACCCCGGCGAACCGGGGAACTCGTGGGCTACCAGTTGTTGTCGAACACGAAGTCCAGAATGGGGCTGGATTCGAACTCGACCAGCTGGGTAGCGTTTGCTGCTTCGCGGGCCTGTTTCACCGCCGCCTGCAGCTGCACGACGCGTGCCAACAGCTTGCGCTTGTCGGTTTCGCTGATCGCGCCTGACAGGCGGACGTTGGACCAGGTGCCAACCGGCTCGTCCTTCTCGTTGAAGTAGACCTGAGCGGGGTGCTTGTCGGTCGGCGGGACCGCGACAACATGCTCTTTGACCTTCTTCGTGCGGACGGTGAGGGCGGGCTCAGACTCGCGCAGGCCGGTGTCGGCGTTCTCGCGCCATGCAAACGCTGGTTCCAGGGTTGGGGTCTTGGACAGCATCGTGTGCAGGTCGGCGAGTTGCTTCTCCAGGAACAGCAGGTGTGGCACCGGCACGGCGGTGAGGATTGTGGTTCCGTCCATCACGACGTCTGCGGTGGCGACCGTGTTGGTGTGGTCGATCGCGGCGGTGATGTCGAAAAGTGTGCCCATGTGTTTGCGCATCGCGGCGAACACTTCGCGTGTGTTCAGCTGCACGAGCTGCGTTTCGCCTGGAAGCTGTTCGCCTTCCTCGTTGTACGGCTGGTAGGTGCGCTGGTGGCCGGCGAACTGAGGGTGGCGCTGTAGGGCGTGATACGCGGCGGTGATGCCTGCGTTCGCGGCTGCCTTTGTGGTTTTGGCAGCAGCGAGGGCCTGGTTGAGTCTCATTGTGAGCTCTCCTCGTGGGTTGGCGGTGCGGTCCACAACTTTCATGGTGGCCGCACCCCGCTTTAGTTTTTAAGGAACGACGGGTCGTTCCCACCATATTGGGCGGTGGGATCTTGCCGCCCCCCAGTGCGGGGTGGTGTCGCGAGTAAGAGTGTGTCAGTTGTGGGGTGTGGGAGTCAAGTGGTTACCCGCAAAACTTTAGATCAGCAGGTTCACCTCGACAACGCCATATCCCCAGGCAATGACCTAAGTTGATAAAGTGACTATGTGGGTAAGTCACTCAAGAGACAATTCGCCGAGCTGAGCGAAGAGGAACAGCTCACCCTACTGGATGGGCTTGACTTCGACACCCTCGACCAGATGCGTCGCGACGAATGGTGGTGGATCTCCCGGCCAGAGCAAAACCCACCCGAAGGTGACTGGTCCATCCACTGCTACCTCGCCGGACGCGGCTGCGGCAAAACCCGCTCCGGCGCCGAATGGCTCGTCGAACGCACCCTGCGGTTCCCCTTCGACGCCTCCGGGTTCCCCACCGAGCGCCTGGTCATGGCCCACAACCTGTCCGACACCCGGGTGGTGTGCATCGAAGGAGCCTCCGGCGTGCTGCGCGTGCTGAACCGACGCGGCTTCGAAGAGGTCAGCAACTACTACACGGGGACCGGCGAGAACAAGTACCACTACACCAAGTCGCCCAAGCCGCACATCACCATGCTGGAAACCGAGGCGAAGATCCACTTCACGGGAGCCAACGCCGACGCGGCACGCGGCTACAACCTCGCCGACGTCTGGATGGACGAGCCCTGCAAATGGCTCGAAGCCCCCGACATCGTATGGAAGGAAGGCGTACGCCCGGCGCTGCGCGCTGACATCCCCGGCGACAAGCCACGCGCCTTCGTCACCACCACACCCAAACCCATCCGGCTGCTGCACGAATGGCTAGCCAAAACCGACGGCTCCGTCTCCTGGGCGCGCGGGTCAACCTTCGACAACGCAGACAACCTCTCCGACGACTTCATCAAAGAAGTCCAAGAAATGTACGGCGATTCGGCCCTGGGACGCCAAGAGCTCTACGGAGAGATGATTGACGCGTTCGAAGGTGCTCTGTTCGGCTGGGGTGCCATCAACAACCATCGCGTCACGATCGGCCCGCAGCGCGTCGCACACCGCACAGTCGGGGTTGACCCAGGCCTGACCGGGAGCGAGGACGGCGACGAGATGGGCGTAATCGTCGCGGTTCGAGACGCGGACGATCACATCTACGTCCTGGCCGACGAGACAACAAAGGCAGCTGGACGCGACGCCGCCCTGCACGCGTGGCGCGTCTACGAACGGTATGGCGCCGACACGCTGGTGTACGAGTCGAACCTGGGTAAAGCCTGGATGCATCAGGTCTTCACCGACGCCTTCGCAGAGCTGCAGCGCGCCGGAGTTTTCCCTGTGGAGGTACAGGCACCGCCGTTGGTGCCCGTCTTCTCCAACCAGGGTAAGAAGCTGCGCGCCGAACCGGTCGCCATGCGTTACAGCCAAGGACGCGTCCATCACATCGGCACCTTCGATCAACTAGAAAAGCAGATGCTGATGTTCGACCCTATATCTTCCAAGGCCTCACCCGACCGCCTAGACGCTTTGGTGCACGCCTGCCGGCATCTGATGGACGGTGAGAAACGACGTTCGCGCATCATCTCCCCGGCGCACTACGAAATCGCCTCGCTGGGGCCACAGTCGATAACCGCGCCGGCATACGGTGCGGGTTGGCGCTCGCATCTTCGGTGAGCCGCTGCTATCATCGCAGGCCACACGGATGCTAACTTAGTCGATGTGATCACCCTTGCCGTCTTTGTCGTCCTAGTCCTCGCTACGGCGAGGATCACCCGGGCGGTCAGCATCGACGACATCACATTGCCTATGCGCTTGAGCCTAGGCAAAAGGTTCGGCCAAGCCTCATACATCTACGAACTTGTCATCTGCTTCTGGTGTTCGGGTTGGTGGATTTCCGCCGCCACCACCGCCTACACCCTGGCCATGCTGACCTGGCTGCACCAACTCCCGGGCATCGTCTGGTGGGGATATCCGATCATCTTCCCGGCCGTCGCCTACGCCGCCTCGTGGGTTTTGAACAAAGAGGTGAATTAACCGATGGCCTTCGGACGGATCAAGCGAGTCCCTGAGCCCGCCCCGATATCAGACGGGCCAAGCCTGATCGCCTCGGCCGTACGGATGGGGCTGTCCGAAGAAGCCTGGCGCGGCTACCGATTCACCGACGAGGCATGGCAAAAACAAGCCTGGGACTTCTACGACACCAACCCGCAGCTGCACAACGCCATCGACTACATCGGCGCCGCCTGTTCAATGATCCGCATCTTCGTCGCCGAAGTAGACGACAACGGCGTACGGCAGGGTGAAGTCGAATCAGACTCAGAAATCGGAGCCCTGTCCGAAACCCTGTTCGGGGGGCCGGCCAACAAGGCCGAGATTCTGCGCGGCATCGGCGAATCGCTGTCCGTGGCGGGGGAGTGTTTCATCCTCGGACGCGCCGCGAAAACCGAAGACCCATTCGACCGCTGGTGGGTAGCCGCGCCATCAGAGGTCCGCCGTCAAGGCGAAACCGTGTACGTCAACATGGGCCGCGCTGTACGCGAAGAACTCAACCCAGGCCGCGACATCGTCATCCGCGTATGGACTCCGCACCCTCGACGCGCCTACCTCGCCGACAGCCCAGTTCGAGCGTTGCTGGCGTTGCTGTTCGAGATGGAACAGATGCAAATGTTCATCCGCTCCCAGATGAACTCACGCATCGCCAACGCCACCATCCTGCCCGTGCCGTCCACCCTGTCCGCCCCGAAGGGTGACTCCCAAGCTGTTGGCACCGACGACATCTACCAGCAGCTGTTCGAAGTCATCACCTCGAACCTAGAAGGTCGGGGGACCGCCGCCCAAGTCGCACCGATCCTGTGGCAGATGCCGCTGGCTGAACTAGCGGCGATGGCGAACATTCAGCCGATCCGGTTCGACTCGCCGCTGTCCGACCAGGCCATCGATCTGCGCAAGGAGCAGCAGGAGAAACTGGCCATCGGCATCAATGTGCCGGTGGAAATCCAGGTCGGCGGCCGGGAGATGAACCACTGGTCGATCTGGTGGGCCGGCGAGGAATTCATCATCAAAACCATCATGCCGTTGATGAACCGCATCGTTGACGCGCTTACCACCGCATACCTGGTCCCGGCGCTGAAAGCGTTGGGTAAAGATCCGCAGAAGTACACCTACTGGTATGACACGGCGCCGCTGGCGAACTCTGCCAACAAACTCGCAGACGCGTTGAACCTGTACAACACCACGCCGGGGATCGTCTCGGCGGCAACAGTTCGCCGGGAAGGCAACTACACCGACGCCGATGCCCCAACCGAAGAGGAAGACAACAAGCGGTTCCTGCAGCAGGTTGTCCTACGTGACCCGACACTGTTCGCATCAGAGGCGGTGCGCGAATACCTGGGCATCAACATCCCCGACATGGTGCCGGAGCTGACCACGCCGCCACCTCCACCACCCGCGCCGCAGCGTCTACCAACCGGGCCGGAGCCTGGCCAGAAGCCAGAACAGCCAGCTATCACCGACCAAGCCGCAGACCAGGCCGATCTGATCGCGTCCCTGGTCGACCGTCCGTCGCCGGTTGTTATGGCCGCCAACGGCATGGTGGTCCGTGCGCTGGAAATCGCCGGGAAGAAGATGCTGACCGCCACACATCGCGGCATGTTCCCCGATACCCCAGCGCATGAACTGCACACCAAGATCCGCGTCGCGTCGGAAACCCACGCCGAAACGTTGCTAGCTGGCGCCTGGGACCACGCCAACCTGTACTTCGACGGGACCAACGCCAACATCGCAGCGTTGACGCCGGTCCTGCACGCGTACACGAAGGGGCTGCTGCGCCGCTCGATTGAACACCGCCCGTCGCTGCTGGCGGCGTTGCTGTCCGAACGTGAACTGCAATGACAGCTCCCGCGCAGCCGCTACCGCCTATCAACACGGTGCCGCCCGAGGAGCCGATGCCCGAAGGTGTCGCTGTCGGATTGATCGCCTATGAGGCGTTGATCGCCGCGCTGGTTCTTTCCCTACTCGGGGCGTGGCTTGCCACCGTCTCAGCTGCGGTGCTGGCCTCGTTCCTGAAGTTCAAGCTACCGCCCGACCCGACAGCGATCTGGTCGACTGTGCCGCAGTGGGACCGGTCGCTGGACCGGCTTATGGACGCCTTGAAAAGGATCGCGCAGACCGGTTGGGAGGACACGGCGCGTCAGTTGGGGCTGCAGGATCTGCCGTTTAACCCGGACGACGCGATGCTGGCCGACACGCTGCAGCGCACCCGCAACCTGATGGTTCGCACACCAGACGAGGTGTACCAGACCATCATCGCCGAGCTTGGCAAAGGCCACGACGCGAACGAGAACCCGGCGCAACTGGCGGCACGTGTACGCAACGTGTTGTCGGTGACGGGGACGCAGAACTGGCCGGCGCGGGCTCAGACGGTAGCGGTGACCGAGGTGCATCGGGCGTTCAACTTCGGCGGGATCGCCGCCGCTCAGCGGGCGCAGATGCGTGATCTTTCGGTGATGACCAAAACGTGGATCCACAAACACGACTTGAGGGTGCGCGCGGGGCATCGGATCAGTCAGACTGTCCCTGTCAACCAACCTTTCATAGTTAATGAGGAGCCGTTGATAGCCCCAGGAGACCCGACCGGATCGCCCGGGAACGTGATCAACTGCCGTTGCAAGGCCCGATACCGAAGGGGGACAAGTGGCCGTCAATAGCACGTCGTGGCGCAAGTTCCCCATCGCGCCGCGTGAGACCAACTTCAACGCCGACGACGCTATCGCCAGGCTGCAAACCTATTCG